ACCGGCACGGGCACGTTTACGCTTCTGATTGTGGGGACATGAGATGCAGCCCGGCCTGTTGCGTGAGCGAGTGGAGCTCCAGAGAGCGGCGGAGACGCGAAACGCTCTCGGTGAGGTGACGCAAAGCTGGCAGACCTACGCGACCCGATATGCCTCGGTGCTGACGCTCAGGAGCCGCGAAGCGTTGAACGCCCAGCAGGCCGGGCTCTCTGTTACGCACAAGGTCAAACTCCGCCACATTGACGGCCTGAAGTCGTCAGACCGAATCCGCTGGCGAGGACGGACGCTGGAGATTGTCAGCGTGCTGGAGTTTGAGCAGTTCACTGTCCACGAGCTTCTCTGTGAGGAGCAAGCCTGATGGCAAAAGACCTGAAAGTAACTTTTGAAACGCCTCTGCTCAAGCAGCTCGCCGAGGAACTAAGGGCAAAGCTTGGAGATAGCAAACGTGCGGACGGCCTTTTCAACAAGCACATGAGGGCAGCTCTCAAGGTAGCCATGCAGCCAGGCGTTAAACTCTTAAAGGATGCCACGCCGCGAGGGCCAACAGGCAATCTCAAGAGGTCTGTTCAAATAATCACAAGAGAATACCGAAAAGACGGCGTGTGGTTTGGTGCGGTTGGCTATTCCGCCAGTGGCGCAAAGTCACGCATATCAAAGGCCGGTTTTAGAACTGGTAAGAACCTTGGCTACCACCAAGGGCTGGTTGAGTTTGGGACTGATCCGCGACGAACAGAAGGCAGGATTGCATCGAGTATCAGCAGGTTCACTTCTCTGACAGTTACAAACACTAAAAAAACAGGGCAGCTGAGAACAAAACCAAAACCACCAAAAGGGTTTTTCAAGTCGGCACCTGGAGGGTGGAGTGAGCAGGTCGACCTTGGTCAAATGCGACCGCAAAAGAACATTCCGAAGGTCTACGGCATGGCGGATGATTTTATGGAATCTGCCTTGAGGCGTGACATGACCGACAGAGTTGAGAAGGCATGGAAAAACTTTGATTGGGTCAATCGGAATAAAAAATGAAATACCCCGAGCAAGTCATCTGCCGTGCCCTATCCGCGACTCCCGCAGTGGCTCGCCATCTGGGGTTTCGCCTATTCCCGATGATCGTGCCAACGTCAGCCCCGCTGCCGTTCGGGACTTACCAGCGGTCTGGCGTGCAGCGAGAGCAGACCATTGGCCTGCCGCCCGGCGTGCCGAGGGTTAACCTAGACATCAACCTGTACGCGGCCAGCTATGCCGTCATCCGCGAGTTGGCTGACGCCTGTCGTGAGCGACTCGACCATTTAGACATCACCTCGCAAGGCGTCTCGGTCTCGAATGTTACAATCGAGGATGAGAGCGAGGACATCGTGCAAATGGAAGGCGGCGACCTTCCGCCTGCGTGGCAGGTAACTTTCCGGCTTTCCGTTCAGTGGAGTGAATAATGCCAGCACCAGCAACCGCGTCAAATATGACAATCAGCCTTCCGGGGAATATTACCTCCTCGGACGTTTTCAGTTTCTCAATCAGCACCTCGGGCGGCGATACGATTGACGTGACACCGCTCACCCAGAACGGCGGCAGCCGCACCTACGTCGGCACGCCTATGGGCAACACCATCGAGGCCAGCGTGAGCTATTTCGGCAGCGGCACGCCGTCCGTGGGCGATGCCGGAAACGTGACCATCGGCGACATCACCTTTTACGGCGTCTGCACGTCAGCCTCCGGAACGGCAGCCGTCAACGACGTGGCCCGGTTCGATGCGACTTACCAGCAAATCTCAGCCTCTTAGGGGATACATAAATGGCAACCAGTTCACACACCACTACCGTCACGGCCCCCGGAATCTCTGGCGGTCTGATCACCAACGTGCAGGTCAGCCAGAGCGGCGACGACGTTCTCGATGCCTCGCATGTCGGCCTGGCCGATGGCTCGGCAGCCCTTCGCTACGCTTCGCCGTTTGAAGGCACAACCGAGGTCAGCATCAGCTATATCGGCGACTCGATCCCGACCGCTGGCGACACTGGAGCGGTGACTGTCAGCGGTGCCATCAGCGTCTCGCTGGCGAATGCGATCTGCACGAGCAGCTCGATCACCGGCTCGGCTGGCGAACTCATCACGGCAGACGCGACCTTCCAGGCTATCAGCTAGCGGGGTGCCGCATGGCTGGAGTAGCTTACGGTGTCACGGTAACGCTGCCAAGCGGCAGTCTGTCTGAAGTCTCGTCGATACGGGCGAGCAAGGGCGGGCTCTCGATTGGGGTGAATAACACTTACAACCCCAACGCTGGCACGTTGACTCTCACCAGTTACGACGACCCGCAGGCAACTATCGGCGTGCGTGGTGCGGTCAGTGTATCGGGACAAAACATAAACTTCACTTTTCCGCGAGCTTATGTGCAGTCGGTTGACACCTCGGCTAATACTAAAGGGGTTGTGACTTACACAACCACCGTTCGCCTCATTGACATAGGGAGCTAGTAGATGTCCGAGTTGCTCAACAAGATCAAAGCCGCTGACAAGAAAAATCTTTTGCCTGTAGAAGTGCCAGAGTGGGGCCTGACTGTTTACATAAAACAGCTGACCGTCGGCGAGCGTGACAGCTTCGAGGCTGAAGCCTTCGCGGCCCGCAAGGGCGATGGCCTGATGGACAATCCCCGCAGCAAGTTCCTCGTGCGGACGCTGTGCGATGAGAACGGCGAGACGCTTTGCAAACCGGAGGAGTTTGCTGAGCTGGCTGGCCTCAGCAGCAAGCCAATGGAGAGGCTGTTTGAAAAGGCACAAGACCACAACAGTTTGACTGATAAGGATGTTCAAGAGTTGGGGGAGGACTGAAGGCGAGACCGGTAAGGCTTTTCCTTTTCCGACTCGCCGGGCACCTCGGGAAAACAGTAGCAGAGATCGAGGCGACGATGACCAGCCGCGAGCTCGCTGAATGGATGGCGTTTGACTTGTACCACCAACCTCTCGACAACTCGTGGCGACAGGCGGGCATCGTTGCTTCGGCAGCGTTGGCACCGCACTGCAAGCGTGGCAAGGCACCGGCCCCCGATGACTTTGTGCCGAAGGCCAGGCTGCCGCAGACGCCCGAGGAAATGGCCGCCGAGCTTGGCAAACTTAAGATGCTGACGGGGGGCAAGTAATGGCAACCAGCGTCGGCCTCAACTTCAGACTGACTGCCGCCGTCGACAAGTTCGAGGCTGGCATGAAGGACGTCGAAAAGACGTTGAAGCAGGTCGACAAAGACAGCCAGCGTTCTGCTAAAGGGCTAGACAGGCTTGAAGCAGAAATGAAGGACGTGTCTGACAAGTTCAAAACCCTAGAGTCTGGCGGCAAAGAAACCACCGCCGAGATGAAAAGGTTTGCATCTCAGATGCAGAAGCTTGAAGCAAGGCTTGACAAACTTGAAGCGGGCAGCAAGGACACCGCTGCCAAGATGAAAAGCCTGGAAACTGAAGTCAAAGGCGTGGGCGGCCAGCTAAAGTCGATTGAAAAAAATGCGATGATGGCCGCCAAGTCGTTGTCGTTTCTTACTAAGCTAGAAGTCGGAAAGCTTTTATACGCTGCGTTCTCAAAGGCACTTAGCGTAATTAAAAGCGTAAGCACTGCAACCGTAAACTTTGCCAAGCAAGCCTCCTCTGTGGCCGATGCAATCGGCAAGCTCTCCGCTGCGACCGGCGTTGCTGTTGAACCGTTGCAGGTATTTCAGAAGGTCGCAGAATACAACGGCATATCTGGCGACAAGCTCGGCGAAGCTCTCAAGCGAATGACCAAGCGTCTTTCGGAAGCAAAGATGGGCTTCGGCGAGGCACTGCCTGCACTGGAACGGCTTGGGCTGAATGTCACTGATCTGGCAAACATGAAGCCCGAGCAGGCATTTCTAAAGATTGGGTCAGCAATCGGTCAGCTTCCCCAGAAGGGCGATCAGGCCGCCGCTGCGTTTAAAATATTTTCTGACCAAGGCCTCGCGATGGTTCCCATGTTTGCCGACATGGAGAAGAACGTCAAGGCGACCGCAAAGGAAATGACCTCCCTTGGCCTTGTGTTGAGCGGCACACAGATCAAAAACATTGAGACGATGAACGACCGTTTTAAGGACGTTTATGACACAGGAAAAAAACTGGCCGCGCAGGTTCTTGCCAACTTTGCCCCTGCCATAACACAAGCAAACGAGAAGCTGCTTGAGTTCGTTAAGACCTTCCAGTATCAAGGGCTCACTGGCGGCCAGGCTTTTGTGCAGGCAGCTTCGGACACGCTAAAAAAGGTCGTGCTTGCGTTGTCTGGAGCTTTTGACTACTTCCTGAATACTCTTGCAGGAATTGCAAAAGGGATCGCGTCTACCGTCTCAAACATGACGGGAGCCTTGGCGGTAATTGCACCGCTTCTGCCAGGCGTAGGTGCAGAGGACACAGTTGGCCTCACGAATTTATCACTAAAGGCAGATCACGTCGCTACGCAGCTCGGTAAGTTTGAAAGCAACGTTAGGGGGGCTGTTGCAAGTGCGATTGAATTTGCTGAAGGCGTTCAAGGTTCTGGGAATGAAGCATCTGAAGCCCTTGGCGGTTTCTTTGATTCGCTGAAAACAATCAAGGGTGCCGACATCGCAGCGGCCTTTGGTAACGTCAAAGACGCTGCGGCGGCTGTTGCTGCCAGACTCCCGACGTTTGATGACGCTGTTGGTGCAACGTCTCAGGCGTTGCAAACGCTGAGAGAGCCTGCGCCGTTTGTCCGTGATGCGATGAATATGCTTGGTCGCGGCTTCGATAACACACTGACTAAGCTCGGCTTCAGCCGCGACTCGTTGATAAAGTTCGCGGAAAAGGTAACTTACGCACAGAGCATAACCGGCAGGTTCGCAGATGCAGCAGGTGGCTTCACCGATCTCCTGCACTCTGCACTGAATGACAGCGGCTCGTATATCGTCAAGGGGGCAAACAGTGCAGCTCAAGCACTGATGGACATCTTGCAGCCTCTCGGTTGGACTAAGGATGCCGTCGAGGCTTTCGGGGCGCAGCTCAATGCCCACAAGAACTTTAAGCAGCAGCTCATAGACAATGCTATGTCGGATTGGGATAGCGTGGCAAAGCAGCGGTTGCAGTATTACATAAACCAAGGCGCGAACCCATTCGCTGCCTTTCATGCCATGTATGGCGAGCGGCAGAAAATGCTTGAAGGCATTACCGCAGAAGTGGACGCCGCTGAAAAAGCATGGATAAAAGCAACAGGCGGGCTCACCGGGCAGATGGATATTACAGCAGAGGGTGTGAAGCTAGCTGGCGAGGAAATTACAAAGAAACTGGCTGCCGCTGGCGATGCTGCAAAAGAAGGAATTGAAAAGGCGACCGGATTCATAAAAGACCTTTTCGGTTTTGGGGAAGGTGCAGACGTGCCATCCCTAGACATTCCTGACCCAACAGAAGAACTAGAAAAGCAGACGCCAATCCTCGAACGGATTGGAAAGGCTGCCGAGGACTTCGGCGCAAACTTCGTGCTAGCGAGCTTCTAAATGGGCATGATCGAAATACACCCGCGAACCTTCACGCGAAGCCGAGGCGGCACGCCTACGGCAGAGCGGAAGTTCGTGGACACGCCAGATGTTACGGTAGAAGAATCGCTGCCAGTATTGGGCGAGGCTCATCCTGAGTTCGCGGCTATGACCTGCGTCAGCGTGACGGCCCGCAGCGGCTACCAGGGCGACCCGCAGCAAACTGAATACACGATCCGATATGAGAACGTGGTGCGATGAGTGTGAAAGACCCAAACCCGCTGAACAGGCCCGACGTTTGGTCGCTCTCTGCGAGCGGCACGACCGTGCCAGCGGCGTTTCACTACGTCGGCGGTGCTCAGAAGCAAATCACCAATTCAGCCGGTGACGCGATCACAGGGCTGAAGCGACGGCAGGGCGAAATCACGATGACGGTGCGAGGCAACCGCTCGGGCTCGCCGTTTGCACTGGCGACGACGTTGGTGAATCGCACGAACGCTACCGAGTGGGCTGACGGTGCCGAGCGTACTTGGCTTTGCACGAGCATTTCAGCACAACAACAGAGCGAGCTTGTCGGCACTGAGATAGTCGACTACTGGTCTGTGTCGTTCTCGTTTGCCTATCGGCCCGAGACGTGGGCCGTGCAGGCTCCTGACGTGGGGCTCAATCAGATTGTCTACATAGCCGACCAGGACATAATCGTCGGCAGAGAAAAAAGACGTATCACGATACAAGACGCCAACGGCAATGCAGTGCCGACGCCGAAGCCGCTGCCGCTGAACAGCGACGGCACCTTGAAGGGTGCAACCGCCGAGGCGGACTTCCTCACGTTCAGCGTCTATCAGACGGCGGACTTTCTTTCATACTTTGGAGACCCGCCAACATGAGCCCAGTGATAAGCACCTCGGCCAGTGACTACAGCTATAGC